CACCGCCGGCAATTGCAGCATCGGCCACAACGGCGCAAATGATACCTTTCAACGGCGCATTGCGACATCCGGAATTCATCAATTGGAATTATCTTGATTATAATATTTCAAGATTGAATTTAATTACACCGAATAATTTTTTAACATCTTGGCCAAGGTCGCGAAAGTATTTTTGTGGATTGAATGAAAATATATTCCTTGGATTTTTAACGGATCGAAAAAATTCAATTGAAGTTGAATATATTTTGTACGATGCAACCAACACAATGATTGTGTCTTATATTTATGCACCTGGCCCTTCTAACTTTGACGATATTTCGGTTCTTGACGCCAGTCCGTCAACAATCATTGCGAATACAACAATCACATCAATTGATTTTTCAACGGCCGCATATTACACGGTTCGCGCTTATGACATTGGAATCGGAATTCATCCAGGAACATCCGAAACGTTCAAGATATACATTGACAATGAATGCCACCGATATCCAACAAGGCGCTTGCATTGGTTGAACAAGTTCGGAGTTTGGGACTCGTTCACGTTCACGCTTGTTTCAACCGAATCAACGAAGGTGGCCGGTTCAACATACGAACGCGAATCCGGAATTTGGACTGGAACGAATTATATTTATCCATTATACCAAGGCGAAATGACAACTTATTCAAAACGCGCCGAAGACACAATGATTTTGAATTCGGATTGGATTTATGAAGACGTTCAACAATGGTTGGTTCGTGAATTATACGAATCGCCGAATGTTTATCTTGAAGCTGCGACCGGCGCGCTTGAACCGGTTAACATAACAAATCAAGGTTATGACTTGAAGCAATCGCGAAAGGACGGATTGATAATGGAAACGATTGAAATTAAAAAGACTTATTCTTATAATTCACAACTTAATTAAATGGCCGGCGAATTATACATCAATTCAAGTTTGGTTGACATCGACCAATCTATTCCGTTTCCATTGACGTTCAATATTTCGGACATCAAGGATATTTCATCAAGGAAAGGAAACAAATCGAAAACGATTACTTTGCCAGGGACGCGAGTGAATCACCAATTGATGACCAATGTATTTTTGTTAACGGCATCGGAAAAGATTTCAACCACGACATCCGGAATAATTAACTTCGATCCTTCGGTCAAAGCGACTTGTCAATATTACAATAATGGATTGCTTGAATTCAACGGCATCGCGCAATTAATGGAATGCAAGTTGAACAACGGAACTTGGTCATTCGAGATTACAATGGTATCGGACACGATTGACTATATTGCGCAATTGAAAAAGGTCAAAGTTAATGAACTTGATTTCGCGGAATATAAACACAACTTGACATTGGCCGATCAACAAGAAACGTGGAACGGATTCAATCAAATCAATGGCGTTTCAACAAGCATCAAGACCGGCGCGGATTGGGACGGAATCGGATATTATTATGGCCTTATTGATTACGGATATAATCGACCGACACCGGAGACATTTGCCGTTGACAATATACCGGTTCAAACGTTTGTTTATGGCATCTTAAAAAAGATATTTGAATTTGCCGGAATTACTTGGTCATCTAATTTTTTAGAATCACAACGGTTCAAAAGATTATTGCTTGCTTATTATGGTGGCGCATTACCGACAATTGATCCGACGCAATCGGCGAATGATTCGGCAACCACAACGGAAAACAACAACGCCGGCGGAAACATAATAAATTCAACGATTCAATCATTGGTCGATCCGAACGATCAACCTTCGAATTTCATTGCTTATCCGAACACAAATTTATTTGACAATTACGACGCAACGGTTGTGACCGATCCTTCGTCGCAAGTCATCGCAACATTGCCATTGAAATTCCGCGCGTCGTCAACTGGATTGTTCGCGGTGAATTATTACGGAACGCATGACCTTGATATTTCAAGTACGTCACCGGTTGGCAATAAGTTTTGGGCAACGCAAGGAATGACTTTGTTTATCAAAAAAAATAATATAGTCATTGATCAGTCAACAATTTATTCAAACGTTTACATTCAAGAATCTTTTCCGATTGCGACAAGGACATTTTCATTCAATATATTAAGAACAATCAACATGTCAATCAACGATGAATTGACATTCTCGATTCGTTTCAATTCGGACTTGATGAAATTATCAACACCAATTTATGTCAATTATCCGATCACAATTAATATCACATCAACCGGCGCAAATTTGGATGTCATCAAAAGTCAACAATCAATCACGCCAGGATCAACAATTAATTTGAATCCATTTTTGCCGGACATGACTTGCGATGTTTTCTTGAAAGGAATAATTACGGCCTTCAATTTATATTTGAAACCGGATGCAAACAATCCGACGATTCTTGAAATCGAACCGCTTGCCGATTTTTACAACGGATCGGATAAGGCGCTTGATTGGACGTATCTTGTTGACAAGTCAAAAGAAATCAAGGTGACACCGACAATCAACTTCGCATCGAAAGATTATAATTTCATGTTCGAAAAAGAAGACGATTATTGGAACACGCAATATGTAAATGCTTTCGTTGAACAATACGGATCATTTACTTTGTCAAGTCAATCGCAATATGCAACCGACACAACCGACATGAAGCTTCCGTTCGGACAACATCCATTGGCGTTGATTGATTCAACAAATTTAATTGTTCCGAGATTTTACCAGGTGAACTTCGATGAATTTGGCAATGGTCAAATCGTTTTGAAAAAAGGAAAGTCATTCATCGTGCAACTTGGCGAAATGCGCGCCGGGAATTGGGAACACCGGAACGAATCCGGATTTGATATTCCGCAAACAATTTATCCGTATGTCGGTCACCTGGACGACATCGACGCGCCAACATTCGATTTCAATTTCGGCGTTCCGGAAGTCGTTTATTATCCGGCGACAATTTACACGTCAAACAACCTTTTCGAATATCACGAAACCTTCATCAAAGAAATTGTTTCAAGATTCGGAAAAATGTTAACATTGTACGCGACAATTGATTCCGATACAATCAACAAGTTAGATTTTAGAAACTTAATTAACATCGATGCGGTCGTTTATCGATTACAAAAAATAAATGATTACGATTCCGGAAAAGGTCAATCGACATTAATCGAACTGATTCGCATAATAGAAGGCGAGAGCGCCGGAACAATTGAACCACCAAGTCACCGAATAACCGAAAACAATATAATAAGACGCGAAGAAAATAATACTAATCAAAGAATAATAGAATAATTATGGCCGATAAAAAAATTTCACAATTACCACAAAAGACTTCGCTAATGGGCAAGAATGATTTGCTTGAAGTATCCGAAGCCGGATTCATTCCTGGCGCATTTACATCCAAGAAAATGCAACGCGATAAATTAGTTGAAACAGTTATCGGAAACATTCCTTCCGGTTCGTTTTACGAATCTTCGACGCAATCAACAACGGCGAACACACCGACGGCCATGCTTATAAGTCAAACCGGTTTTTTAAATAACATTGCAATTTCGGGAACAACCGGAATGCAAGTGAATGACGCCGGATATTACAACGTTCAATTTTCCGCTCAACTTTACCGAACTTCGGGCGGAACAAGTCAACATGTTGACATTTGGTTGCGAGTAAACGGAACGGATGTAAGCGATAGCAATACAAGAATAAATGTAAACAATAATTCCGTTTACGATGTCGCCGCCTGGAATTGGTTTCTTTATTTGGCTGCAAGCGACGTGGTTGAAATAATGTGGTCAACAACGGCCGCAACAATTGAACTACGTTCGGAAGCAGCTAATTTAGTAATTCCGCATCCGGCAACGCCGTCAGTAATCGCAACAATAAACCGAATCGGATAATGGCAACAAAAGAAGCAGTATTTTCATTACGCGTTGACACCGGGAATTCGGTTCAAGACATTCAAAACGCTGATCAAGCGGTAAAGAATTTCAATAAAGACTTGAAAGAAACGCAAGTCACCGCATCGAGCGGAACTGGAATGGACGCGTTCCAACAAAACTTGGACGAATTGAACGCAAAGGTTTCGGCCGGTGGCTTGACAATGCGCGATATGACCAAGGCAATGAAGGAATATCAATCCATTGCGGCGCAAGCTGGCGTTGAAAGTCCGGTTGGAGCGGAAGCGATTCGCGCGGCTGCCGAAATGAAAGACACGATTGGCGATTTAAAAGGCGCGACAACGGCATTATCTTCGGACTTCGTTAAATTAGACACGGCCGTTCAAGGAATCGAAACCGGCGCGGCGGTTTTTCAGGGACTTCAATCGGCGGTTGCATTGACCGGAATTGAAAACGAAAACTTGCAAAAAACAATGGTGAAATTGCAAGCGACGCAAGGAATTGTGAACGCGGTGAATACGGTTGCAAAGAATTTGAACAAGGATGCAATTCTTGGAATTCAATTGCGAACGGCTGCGGAAAAATTACGCAATTTTGTAATGACCGGAACGATTGCATCGACGCGAGCGCAAGCCGCCGGAGAGGTTTCACTTGGAACGGCAACGGTTGGTTCAACGGTTGCAACGCAAGGTTCAACAATGGCGATGAAATTACTTCGAATCGCAATGATTTCAACCGGAATCGGCGCGCTTGTCGTTGGACTTGCGATGTTGATTGCCAATTTTGACAAGGTCAAAGAAGCGGTTATTGGCGCTTACGATAAATTTAACAAGCTTGGCCCGGCGGTGAAAACCGTAATCATGATAATGTTTCCTTTGATTGGATTGATTGTTGGAGTGGTCAAAGCTTTGGAACATTTTGGAGTTATTGACGACGTGAACACGCGTAAATTAAAAGCGAATGCCGAAGCGCGAACAAAAGGAATTGTCAAGGAACAAGACAAGATTATTGCGGCCGCATCGAAAAAACAAAAGGCAAACGACGCGTATTATGAACACGAAATAAATTTATTGAAGGCATCCGGAAAGGCGACTTACGAAATGGCCTTATTGAAAGCGAAATCACATTTGGCCGAAGGTCGCGTTTTATTATCGGCGCAAGCTGCTAAAATAAAAGCTTACAAAGCTGAAATCGAAGTATTGATTGCGACCGGTGACGCGGATTCGGATCGTGTAAAGGCATTGAAGAAATCTTTGACCGAAGTTTCCAAGGTGGCCGGTGAAAATTACAATGACCTGGTTGCAACCAAGAACAACATTGAAATAATGGAAGCGGAACACGCGCGCGATTTAGCTGATAAGGCGAGAACCGCCGGAACGAATGCCAAGGCGACGCAAGACCAATTGAACAAATCAAAACTTGAAACGCTGAAATCACAATTGGAACGTGAAATTCAAGCGACCGAAGATTCCGAAAATTTGAAGATTTCACAAATGGCCGAAGGCCAGGCAAAACAAATCGCAACGCTTGAAGATACTTACGGCGATTGGCGCGAAGAACTAATCAAAAAAGCAAGTGAAAAGGAATTGAAGGAACTTGATGAAAAGTTCGCAAAAGGTAAAATGTCCGAAGAAGATTACCGCAAAGAACTTAAAAATATAATGGACAAAGGAGTCAAGAATTTGACCGAAGAAGAATTGAAATTGATGACCGAAAAAGAAGCGCAACTTGCCGAAGGAATTCGACGCGCGAAATTGACCGAACAAGAACGCGAACTTGAAGATGTGTCGGTTGCGTTTCAAGAACGAATCGCGCTGGCGAATAGTCAAGGCGAAGAAGGAAAAGAAAAGGCGCTTCAATTGGTGGTTGACGAAGAAGTTGCCAAAGCTAAAATAAGAAAAAAATATGCCGATGCCGCGCTTGAAGAAGCTGCAAGGGTTGAAGCAATTCGACGTGAACGAACAAAGTTTTTGAATTCATTGATTGCAACGGATCAACAAATCGCGCTTCAAGAATTAAACAACCAACAAGACGACGCAAAAAAAGAATTATTGAAGCGATTGAATTCGGACAATGTTGATGAAAAAATAACACAAGAAGAATTTGACGCCGCAATGCTTGGACTTGAAAAGAAAAAGATTGCAGCAATTGCAAAAATTAATCTTGATGCGACGACGGCGGCAAAGACAACCGAACAAAAGGCGCGCGAAGAAGAACTTGCCGGCGTTACCAATGGAATTGCAACGGCGCAAAAGGCGCTTGACCAAGTGAAAATGGTGAATGACTTATTGAATGAAATTGGCGCGGCGCGAATCAACAAGATTAACAAAGAACGTGACGAAGATTTGGCGAGTCTTGATGCAAAGCAACAAGCGGAATTAAATGCCGAAGGATTGACCGCCGATCAAAAGACCGCCATTGAAGAAAAATTTGCAAAGCAAAAATACCAGGTTCAATTAGCAGCGTTCAACCAAGAAGATAAAATCAACCGCGCGAAATTTAACCGTGACAAAGCGATCAAGCTTGCGCAAGTTGCAATGGACACCGCATCGGCAATCACGAAAGGAATCGCGGAATTTGGGCCGCCGCCTTCGCCGGCTGGTATTGCTGCAATCGCCGCCGCCGGAATTATCGGAGTGACGCAAGCGCTTGCAATTGCAAATCAAAAATATCAAGGCGGAACGGCGCCGACAATGCCGAGCGTTTCCGGTGGTGGTGGTGGTGGTGGATCAATGGCCGGAACAAGCGGTTCAAGTTTTACCGCATCGACACCGACAACCGGAACGTCAACAAGTGGACTTCTTCAAGATGCACAAACCGCATCGCAACCAGTTCAAGTATTCGTTTTGGAAAACGATATTTCATCTACTCAAAACAAGGTGGCCGTTCAAGAACAAAAGTCAAGTTTTTGATCCACAAACCGCCGGACGAATTTATGAATTCATCGCTTGAAGAAAAACAACCGTAATCGCGAAGGAACAATTCGGCCTTCGCAATGTCACCAATTGGAATCTTCAAGTTTGTTCCAGGTCGAATATTTTTCGGAAGGTTTGAATTTAGATAAATTGATTTAATGAAATGGTTGTCATTTTGCCAATTAACTTTTGAAAATGTTTTGATTAATTTTTTCGCATCCATTAACACCGGCGAATGTGTTTCAAAATTATAAATTGAATGACCAAAGTATTCCAAGAATTCAATCGAATTTTTGCAAGCGATTTGATAATGTCCCGGATGTTTTGAATTGATAATTATTTCACCGTTATAAATTGGAACATCGGCGCGAAGCTTCGGAGTGACAAAGAAGTCATCATTCATGTAAATGAATTTACCGCCGATTTGATTTGCAAAGGTTAAAATCTTGTTTGTCACATCGACACCGCGAATGTTTGAAAAGACCGGACAAGGAATATTTTGAACGCCTTCGATTTCGTCGCCAATTGTGAAAATCTTTGCCAGGGGAAAAGACATTCGAATCCAACGGATTGATTGAATCAATTCGAAATCGGATGTTCGTTTTTTATAAGGAAATACAAAAGTCATCGAACAAAAATACATAATATAATATGAAGAAAGAAATACCAATATACGAAATATCAATTGACTTGTTGGATGAAGAAACAACCGTTTCTTTCAATTCACTTGTTTCAATGCCGGCGCATGAAAAGAACTTCATGACATTTTCAAAACAAAAGGCATTCGAATTCAACGACGAAGAACAAGTAATTACCGGCCTGGCTATTTCGGCCGATACGCCGATTTATCGATTCGACCAAGAAACCGGCGAGGAATATTATGTTGTTTTTACAAAGCAAGCAATTAAAGACATTATTTTTGATTACGCCAGGAAAGACAATTTCAACAACGTAAACTTGGAACACAATCCGAATCGAATCGTCAAATCAATCTTCATGATTCATTCTTATCAAATCGACGAGGCAAAAGGATTCACCGCACCGGAAAGATTCAAGGACGCCAACGACGGATCGTGGATTGTTTCTTATAAGGTGACCGACAAAGAATTATTTGACAAAGCAAAGAACGGCGAGTTCAACGGATTCTCGATTGAAGGCGTTTTCAACTTGATTGATACAAAAGAAGAACAAGAAATGGCCTTGATTTTTACGGAATTATTAAAATTAAAATTGCAAATCAATGGATAAATATAAAATGATATTAAATTCCTTGCAAAATTATGTTGCAAAAAAAGCAATCGTAAAAAATGCAATGAATAAAAATGAATTCATGGTCAAACAAATCGAAGCATTGCGATCAAAAATTGATTCAAATGATATTATCATTGAACACAACCAATTTTCACGAAGTGAAATCAATGATTTGACGGAAAACGCAAATATAATATTGATTGAACAATCAACTACCGCAATGCAAAGAAATAAAATCAACCAATATTTAAGACAAATTACGAACAATTAAACATAATAGATATAAACACAAATAAACATGAACAAGAATTTTAAAAAAGTAATGGAGTTAATTGCTGAAATGAAACAATCATTCGCAAGCGCTTCGCAAAAATTCGAACAAGCAACTTTAATGGACGGAACAATCGTTGAATTTGACATGTTGGAAGTTGGACAACCGCTTTTTGTTGTAACGGAAACGGAAACAATACCAGCACCGGAAGGAACACACGCTTTGAGCGGTGACCTTGAAGGCGTTTCGGTTGTTGTTGATGCCAACGGAATCATTGTTGAAATAATTGACGAGCCCGATGCTGCGGTTGCACAAACCGAAGAAGTTCCAGTTGAAGAACAAATGTCAACTGAAAAAGTTGAATCAATAATCAATGCAAAATTAGAATCATTCGCATCAAGCATCGAAGCGGTTGCCGAAATGATGAAAGTTATTGCCGATTCAAACAATAATTTGTCGAATGAAATCGCGACTTTGAAAGGTGAATTCGAGACCTTCAAGTCCGCACCGACAAACAACACAAATGAAACCGAGAAATTCTCAAAAGTTGGCAACTTGACAGCCAAACAACAATGGTTAAAATATAATAAAAATAAATAAAAATGTCACTAAAAAAATACCTTAAAACATCGTTTGATTACGATGTTTCCGCATTATCGCCGTACACGGACGAAATTCGCGAAGACTTAATTGTTCGTTCCGTAACGGAAGCCGAAACATTAAAGTATATTGCAATCCAACAAGGAATCAAAGGAAGCGAAGCGTTAAACTTAATGGACGATTCAATCCTTTATCAAACTGGCGATTGTACAATGACAGCAAACGGTGACACCGTATTCACACAACGTGACATATCGGTTGAAACAATCGGTTACATGAAACAATTTTGTCAAAAAGACCTTGCCGGTTTTTGGGCGCAAATCGCGTTAACACCAGGCGCAATGGCCGAAGACAAAACTTTACCTTTCGAAGCGCAAATCACTGATTATTTATTGAAGCTTCATGCAAGAGAATTAGACAAGTTAATTTGGAATGGTAATAAAGTTTCCGGTTCTGGAAACCTTGCTTTCATGAACGGATTTAGACAATTTTTAACGGTTGTCGGTGGTTGTGTTAATTTGAACACTTCGTCAACGGCAGCGATTACAGTTTCGAACGCTTACGATGTATTTTATGAATGTTTCACCAACACACCGGCGAATGTTGCCGAAGGCGAAGAATTCATTTGCATGACCGGTCGTGAAAATTTCAACTTGTTATTGAAGAATTTAGTTGACTTAAATTTATATTCTTTCAATCCAGGTGAATTCGCAACAATGAACGAATTATTATTACCAGGATCAAACATGCGAATTGTTAAAGTGAACGGATTGAACGGAACTGATAATATCTATACTGGAAAATCAAGTCACTTTGTATTCGGAACGGATTTATCTTCGGACTTCGAATCTTACGACCTTTGGTATTCATTCGATGACGACGTGATTTATTTACGATCTAAATTCCGCGCTGGCGTTCAAGTTCCTTTCTTGGATCAAATCGGAGTTTGGAACGGAACATCTTCACCGAGCTAATTAAATAAATTATAAACAACGACGGCCGGGCAACCGGCCTTCATTAAAAAATAAAAAAAAATGAGTTTATGTGATATGATCGCCGGTTATAATGACCGGACATGTACAAACGGAAAAGGCGGAATCAAGTCGGTATTATTGTTCCCATTGGGTGCGGTGACTGCATCGACTGTTTTAGCAAATGAAGTGACGGCCTTGACTGTTTCCGGTGAAACATTCCTTTACAAGTTGAAAAGCAATTTGTCAAGTTACACCGCACCAATTAAAGTTGACAAGAACAACGGAACACTTTGGTATGAACAAAGTTTATCAATGATCCTTGCATCCGACAACAAAGAATTAAGAAGTGAAATTCACTTGTTGGCACAAAACGAAGTTGTTTGTTTGGTTGAAAATGCTGACGGAACAATTGTTGCGCTTGGATTCGGCGAAGGACTTCAAATCGCTGATGCGAATGAATACACTTCTGGCGTTCTTAAAAGCGATCGACGTGGACATGTTGTCGTTCTTAACGGAATGGAAAACGACGCAGTTCCTGATGTTGCACCTGGCGTTTACGCAACATTGTTGACACAACAATCACCGGTTATTTAAGAAGTTTAGTTTGGTTAATTTAAAGAGGGAAGGAAAAAATTATTTCTTTCCCTTTTTTTTTGTAATTTTAACACTATGAAAATAAAAAAGGAATATAT